AGCCGTTACTGCCAAACCTTCCGACGAAGCCGTCGGTCCCCAGCTCGCTATTTACACTTATGAATGCTTCGGTGACTTTGAAAGAGCCCCAAGCGTGAATGAGTTGATCCAAAAATGGTCCGTCGTTGTTGTTAGATGGCTCCTGGCCATTGTCATTCCAGAGGTGGATGTGGTTTGGGAGGTATTTGGTATTGTTCTTATACCAGCTAGCATCTTCGCTATTCGATGCTCTGCCCCCGAGCCTGTCGATGTAGACACCATTGGGGTTGTTTATGGTTACTCCAAGAAACGTATGGTGAAACTGTTTCCATATCCATGGGGCATCCACGCTGGTAGTTCCGTAGTGGGCATTTCCTGATTCTGGCAGCTGGTTTGTCAGGCCTGTGCCAATTTGGCTACTGTCGATAGTGACATTTCCACGAAGGTAGATATTTGAGATTCGCAGCTGTACGCTGCCGTTTGTTGCAATGTAGGGGTCTCTTACTGCTCCAAGACTTTCCTTGTGTGATGGGAGAACGGGGCCAAAGACACAATCGTAGATCTCAGCCCTGTTTGAGGCTGATCCTTCCATTTGGATTACTGATGCAGAGGTCCATCCTTGATAGATGAGAGATCTGTCATTAACAGTCGCAAGTGTTGTCAGCAAAGTGCTTGTGTTGCTGGTCGTGTTGCCTGTAAAGGCTGAAGTTGGCAGTGATAAACTGGCCAGAAGAAGGTCAGACTGTTGGATCTGTCCTACACTTACTAGCTTAATCAGTTCCGGGACTCCTAAAAAGTGGAAACCTCCATCGAAGAAGACAGAGTGCCGAAAAAGCATCTGTCTACCGATAGAACACACGTGCAGCTGGTTGGCTGAGCTGGTAAACTCCCGTAGAAAGATCTTGAATGCTGCAAAGTTTACGCGGTTCACAGTGTCACCATATCCAGAACCATCAAAGTAGTTGTTTTCTATCGTTGCGCTGCCGTTGTTGTTGCCTGGAAACTGCATTCCCGACAGGGAAGCGTTCCAGGCCTTAAAAATGACCGAACATTCCCAGACTGAAGCCGGATCGTACAGGCCCGGAGCAATCCTTATTTCCGCCGTCTGGTTCCCACCTCCAATGATGGCATTTGCATATTCGCTGGCACGTGCAAGGGACGGTATAGCGAACTCTTTGGAGTCTGGCGGCGTGTTAAACATAGAGTCAAGATTGCGGTCTGGAGCGCTGGCCTTTACATAGATGATCAGAGTGTCAGTTCTGGCACTGATATAACGACGCTCGGCCAATAGCCGATTTAGACCCGGAAGGTTGATCATCTTGTCCGCGCCCTGCTCAAGCTCCTCATCTGTAGTGGCTGCCTGCTTAGATGACAGCAGCATTGCGATAGTTGCCAGCTGGCCTGTCCCATAGTCGGCTGTTGTCATGGCGATGGATTCGCCACCATCCAGTTGCGACACACCTACCAGGTCTAGGGTTCCTGTTACCGCCAGGTTGTCTACGGACAGGTCATTCAGCTCTGTTGGTGGTGCTTCATCTGTTTCTGCCGCAATCCCCTCCACAGAGAGAACTTCGCCTGTGTCGGTGTTGATCAATCCCTGGTTGGTAACCTCAAAGCCATCTTTGTTGATGCCTTTGACTTCTACTCGCCCGCCTTCCGATGGTGCAAAGTTGGCGTTGAACTCATTGAGAGGGCTCATCGTGCGACGTGCACGAGGCAACGCCCTTGAATAGTTCCAGAAGCCCACACCATTGAAGTTGTGGCCCAGAAGTTGGACAAAGGACGGTGAACGGAATTCGATCGCCCAGTTCGCACGTCCGCTGGCAGCGCCACCGGTAGGCGCGGTAGGAAAGTCGGCGGCGGAGGCTGGATCAAGATTGCGGCTGGCCTCTGTGCGCGGCACCAATGCTGCGTGTGCCGCAGAGCTTGAGAAACCGAGCGCTATCAGGAATGCCAGGGCTCCTCGATAGTCGGTGGCGCTTCGCAGTTGGTCTCGAACGCTGCCGGATTCCGTGTAGATGGTGGCCCAGTTGATTCCGCAGTTGGCAGTTAGATCGCTTGATGTGTCGGTATCTGTATCAAAGATCAGCGTGGGGGCTTCGAGAGATGGGGGATCTTCTGCGTTGTAATTGGACTCCTGTTGCACATAAGACTCCTGCCAACGCGTCTCGTCTGGCGTCATGCCACTGGAGAGAAATGTGCTGTTCGCCGTGTAATGTTTGCCCGAGTGCTTTACGGTCTGACCCACCCTGTAGAAACGGTTAGGCGCGTATGTTTCGTCTGGACAGGATCGACGGATGCTGATCTCGGCCGACAGAACAACCCCTGCACCTTCTGCGGGGATTCCATTGGTGGTGGTCACTGCCAAAACCTCCGCACCACCAGTCGCAAGGTTTCGGTCAATGCCGCCGCCACTTACTCCGGGTCGGGTCTGGAGAATGCTGTTTCGCACAGGCACCCTGGCACTGGTGGTGTTGGAGAGCTGCAGGGTGACTCGTCTTTGCGATGTGGTGCGCGTATCAATGAGCCGTCGGATGTAGCAGCGCTTGCCGATTGCCAGAGATGAGCCGTTCTGGTCGGTCCCAATAGCAAGCCCCGTGCCGGCCTGGGCGGCGGGTGCCGAGATGTTGATTTCTGTCGCGTTACCGCTGCTCCACGCATTATTTGACAAGGTGGCGCGCCAGTCTGGCCCGCTCGGGTTTTCGATCCAGAACAGGGTGCCGGCAGGCAGACTAAATCCATCCTTGGCCAAGACAGCCGGAGTCGCAGGATCACTGCTGGCAGCCAGAGGGTTTTGCAGCGTGACGGTGCTGCCAGATATTGCGCTCACAACTCCCAGGGTGATCTTTCTAACGTTGCTAGTCTGCTCGGCAACACTTCGGGCTACACGAACTCGTTTAATGTTCCAGTTTGAATCAATGGTTTCGCTGAAGCTCTGATAACCGCGTGCAACCGCCACGCAGCCGCCAAAATTGCTGGTGGAGTTGCTGAACTCCATCTGAGCACCGCTATCGGCAAAATGGTGCCGACCCGCACCGATGGCGAAAACACTCACCAGCTGGCCGAACGCATCGTTGAGCAACGTGATATGCCGGCTCATTCGGCGCGGCTTCATGCGCACGTCGTCGGATTCGCTGTCGATCAGCTCCTGGTAGTTGACCGGGGCCCGCCAGGCGCCGGAGCGGTAGATCTCCCAGCAGCTCAGGTCCCGCTGCTGGCTGATGCCAGTGAACTGTGCTGCTACCAGGCTCTTGAGGCCCGTCAGGCGTGCGCCATCCCAGAACACACCCGACATCCCCCATTCGGTGCGGAGGGAGCAGTTGTAGATGTAGGGGCTGGCACCACGAACGGTGTCCCACGCCTCGGATGGGTTGCCGCTGATCGGCCCCACCGTCTGGAACTCTGACGTCCTGGTGACCGCGAGCGAGTTGCTCAGGTTGCCGGTGTTGTTGGCCCCGCCCATGGCGGTGCGGACCTTGGCGTACAGCTGATCCAGATCCGCCTGACTTGCGTTGTGGAAGCAGTCGAGCAGGTGATGGCTGCTGGTGGCACCAAACTGATCTCTGAACGTGACGCCGTAGATGTAGCTGGTGCTGGTGATCTTGAGGATCCCCACCCGGTTGCTGTAGTCGGCGGCCTCATCCGCCGCGGCCGGCACGTAGGACGGCCTGACGGTGCTTTGCCGCAGCGACAGCGGCGCGCTCGCCGTGGCATAGCGGGGCAGCACGATCCCGCCGCTGTTCGGGTTGAAGGCGATCAGGTGGTTGGGGGTAGGGTCAAATCCGGCCGCCGGCCATTCCGTCACCGGGATGGCGTAGCTGGAATTGCCAGGGTCGTTATAGAAAATGTGCGTCCCCGGGCTCAGCTCCACCGATGGGCAGTCGACGTTTGCCGCCTCTGAGTTGATCGTGAAGAAGTTTTTGCTGGTCATCGCAACGATTTCGATCGCTGCGCGGTTGATGGTGCGGAAGGGCCGCTGCTTGCTGTAGCCGCAGGTGAGCCGCTGATTTTCCAGCCGCTTGAGCTTTGCGGCGATCTTGGCCGCATCGGTGGCTCCGCCCGGCTCCTCGAACCAGTTGTAGGAACCACCAACGAACCGATCGCTACCGATGTACGGGTCGATGTAGATCGTGAAGGGACTATTGAGCGGATCTGCAGATTCTTGGTTGCCTGGCGAGATGTTGGCATTCCCCGCAAGCTGCAGCAGTGCATCAACCACTGCCGCCAGCTGCTCCTTGGCGCGCAGTTGCCCACCAGGGCCAAAGGCGTTCAGGATGCCGGCCAGGGCATTGGCGAAAGTGATCCGCATCAGCTGTTCATTCTCTTTGCAGGCTAGGCAGGCGCCCTCACTGAAAGGGGATGTGTCCGATCAGCGATGACAAAGCGCATCTCGCCGATCGCTGCGAACTGTCCGCTGATTCTCATGGTGTCGCCGGACTGAGCTGACAACCTTGTTCTTGTCAGAGCGATGTCAAGCTCATAGAAAAGGCACTCCTCGCGAATGAACTGGTCGCCATTGGAGTGGCCCCGCGGGCCATCGGCCACCAGCAGGCGGATCGTCGCTGTGCTGCCGTGCCGGCTGAGCTGTTGCAGCCTGAGCATCGCTGCGCCTGAGCTGACATCGGGGCTGTAGGTGTTGCTCACCTCGCCTGAGAACGATCCGGCGCCTGATGCCTGGCTGGCGACCACGGATCCAAACGCCTCGCCGATCGCGCCAGGGTCGAGCATGCCGGCGTCGGTTTCGATGTCCCATCCCGATAGATCGGCCTGCCGCTTCCAGCCCCTCTCATCTGCATCTGCGCCGGCCTCCTTGATCACCGCCGGGACGATCGGCACCAAATCCGCCAGCAGGCTTTCGGGATTCTCTGGCCGGGGCAAGACCAGCGCCAGGTCGAGCAAGGCCTCGGCGTAGCCGCTGCGGGTGCTGGCAACACTGAGTATCAGCCGATCGAACCCCACCAGACGTAGGGGCAATCTGCTGAGATCGCCGCCATTCACAGCCGACACCTCGATGCTGTAGAAGGTCGCGCGTTCCAGCGCGTCTCGGTGAATGAAGACTGTGGCCTGCTGGGCAAAGCCCACGGTGCCCGCATGCTCCCAGAAACTGGCAGTGTCATCAGGCCCCCAGAACGGCGGATCTGCGCCGAGGCGGTGCCCGGTGGCTGGCCCGCCGGAGGCCACATCACCCCAGAAAGTGTGCCCATCGGGGCAATTCGCGTAGCCCGTGCCGAGAACGTCGATCGGCAGGCCCAGGGGAGCAGTGAGCAGCACCTGATCGCCGTTGAGGAATTCGGGCTCCTCCACCCGCAGGCGCACCACCCGACCCGGCGCATCAAGCAGCTCATCGGTGAGCACCACTGCCGCCGGCCAGCTGCGGCTGAGAGTGAGAGTGCCGATCTCGCCGTCGATCGCCATGGCTCAGAAGCGCCCGCTCATGTCGCCGTTCACCCTCATGCTCAGCGAGCAGGCGATCAGCTCGCGCACGCGAACCGGTGCTCCCAGGGATGTCGAGAGGACCTCCATGGTGAAGTCTCCTCGGGAGGAGCCCCGGCGGGTGACGATCCTCAGGGTGTCGAGGGCTTCGTTGTCGTCCCAGATGCTGTTGGCCATCGCCACCGCCGCAGCGTTGTCAGGGTCGTAGAGGAATGTGCAGTTCAGCTGGGTGGTGCGCACTCCCTTGGCCACGGTGCCAGCTACCTGGCCGATGCCAGTGGTGTCCAGATCATCTCTGGACACGGTGGGGGTGACATCCGTGATCTTGCCGACCAGCGAACCGTTCCAATACACATCGCTCTGGGTCGTGTTCCTGACGCCCATGTCTGGCCTGGTTCATGCCTGATCAAGAGGCTAGGCAGGCGCTGCTCTACGAGCTGCGCTGCAGCCTGGCCTGCAGTTGCACAGGCAGGCTGCAGCGGCGGCGATACACCAGGCTCTGCTGCGGCGTGGGCGCATCCTGACCCACAGGCCAGTACCACCGCAGTCCGGCGCCGGTGGTGACCGAATCAATGAAGGCGCGATCGTCGCTCGAGTAGCCGGCAAACAGGATGTCAGGCAGGTCCAAATGCAGCACGCCGGAATAGCTGTCGCGGAAGCTGGTGAGGATCAAGGTGGCGTCTGATGTGCGGATGTTGGTGAAATCCAGATCGAATAATCCCCGCACCGCCACGGACCCCCAGAGGCGATGGTCTTCAATGCCGGCCTCGCTGATCGCGCCGGTCACCGGATGACGGGGCATCGTGAATCTCACGCCCGTGGGTTCGATTGCGGGGAAAGGGATGCCCATCAGCCGCGGATCACCCACGCGCTCGGCTCATCCCAATCTAGGGAGAGCAGCAGGCGGCCCTGCAGGTCGGTGGGCATGAGCACTGCTTCTATCTTCTGCCGGCCATCATCGGTGGGTGTGACGCGCATCACTCGGTAGGTGTTGACCGGCAGTCCCGTGATCCTTGTCCACTGGCTGCCCAGCAGGTTGCCGCGCGTGCCGCCGCTGCTCACCACCAGCGTCTGCTCAGTCGGCCCCGGCGGAGTGGTGCCATCCCATGCCAGCACTGGGTAGGAGCCATCGGCCAGCGGGTCGGAGCTTACCAGCGTGCCATCGGCCAGCACGGCGCCATTGGCGTAGATCGGGTTGAGGGTGTGGCTGTGCGCCACGGCGATGTGGTCTTCCGGGGCGATCGGCCGGAGCATGCCGGCGTAGGTGGTTTCAAAGCTGATCGGGTCGCCCACCAAGCGGCGCCAGCGGATCAAGTATTTGCAGGCATCGATGAGGTGCCAGCGGTTGGTGCAGCTGGCCCGAAGATCGAGCGGTATCACCGGGTCGCTGTCGCTGGCGCCGGCTTCGCGCACCGTGATCTCTCTCACGGTGGAGAACATGCCAGGGAACAGGATGTCGTCGTTGGCGCGCTCGTCGCGGAAGAGGCCCGTCACCTGGATCGGCCGGCGCTGGTCGTCGTCGCTGGTGGTGCTACGGAACGTGCCCCGCTGGATGTTGTGGCCCTGGGTGAACATATCGACGATCGGCACCCGATCGAAGGACAGGGCCGGCTTGAAATAAAACTGGCCATTGAGCTCGTAGAAGCTGAGCAGGTGGTGCCCCGCCTGATCTGCCGCCCACTGCCGGAGGTTCTCCGGCTCTGGCAGGGTGCCATCCCAGAAGTACCGCCGCTCGAAGCACCACTGCGCCGCGGCCAGAGCGCTCGGGAGGTTGATCTGCTCGGGGCTCACGTCCTGCCCAGCGCCGAACCGACGGCTGAGGGCCAGCCGAGCGAAGAGGTCGGGCAACAGGTGGGTCGGGCCGTCGCTGGCCTCGATGTAGCGGGGGCAGATGTGGCCGCCGTTGATCAGCGCCGAGAGCTGAGTCAGGTTCTGAAACTCCAGCGCCGCGCGGATGCTCATCCCCACTCCCGCAATGCCCTCGTAGGACGGGGTGGTGGGGTTGGCCTGGATGATGTTGACGAAAGCAATCTCGGTTTCGGGCCCCTGGCCGGCGGTGCTCTGGATCTCGTCGTAGACGAACGCCTCGGCAAGCTTCCCCCAGTAGTCCGTCAAGGCATCGCCATCGCTCCAGCCGAGGCCCAGATCGGTTTTGCCCAGCGTGGCGGTGCCGGCCCAGTTGGTGGCGTTGCTGATCCGTGCCGAAAGATCGCCGGCCCCGGCGCTGGTGATGTTGATGGCTGCCCCGCCAGCGGTGGCGGCGATCTGCATGGTGGTGGCCGTCGGATTGGCCACCACCCAGTAGGTGGTGCCGCCAACCAGCGGCGCCGGCATGGTGGTTTCCGCGGCAATCTGAACCGGGGTACCCACTTTGGGCGCCGCGGCCGCATCGAGCACGATCAGGCGATCGGTGGCGGGATCCGCAGTGATCGAGAACGCTTGCACCCACTGCGTGCAGGTGATCACGCCAGAACCCATGGATGTGGGCAGGACGACGGGTCCACCGGCCGTGAGGCCGACGCTGAATTCTGTGGCTGCCGATGCCTCCACCACGAAGTAGGTGGTGTAATCGTTGAGCCCATTCGGCAGTGTGCCGGTGGAGGCGAAGCTGACGCGGCTGCCGATCCGTGGAGCCGGCTCCTCATCGTTGGCCATTGCCAGCCGGATGTACCCGAAGGTGAACGGGTCTTGGTCAGCAGAGGTGACGGTGAAGCTGCGGGTGGCGATTACCGCAGCGCCGCCGGCGCTGCCATTGGCCAGGCTGATCGCGCCGTCGTCGAAGCCGTTGCCAGGTTTTGTGATGGTGATGTTGGAGCTGTTGAAGCCCCCGTCACTGGGGACAACCACCGTGGCCCGGGCGCCTTTGTCGCGCCCTCCCTGCAGCAGCTGCACATCGGTGAAGGTGCCAGGCAGCGCCCGCACAGCTGCGGTGGTGGTCACCAGGCCCGCCAGCGAGTCGCGCAGATCCGATTCGATGGCGTTCAGCGAGAACCGCTCCTGGGTGCGAGTGAATGGCGCTTCCCCTTGGTATCGCAGTGTGCAGGCCCCATCCGCGACGCTTTGCAGGCTGGTCATGCGGCTGTTGAGCACCACGAGCAGGCCGGCGGCTGTGCCGGAGCGGATCTCCCAGCCGCTGAGCGGTTCGAGGCGGATCTGAGCGCAGCGGGCACCACTGGGCAGCTCAAGCTGCAGCCCGTTGGTCTGCGCATCGGATGTGAAACCCCGCACCCCGATGATGGTGGAGAGCTCCACGAAGGAAGCGGAGCCCTCGGCGCGATAGCTGAGCCGGTAGAAGGCGAACCTCTCCTCGTTGAAATTGCGGGCGGCGCTCTGAAACTGCGCGACCTTCAATTTCTGTCCAGACCTGAGGGTTTCGCCCTCTCGTTCCCCACCCGCCAGGCGGTTGATCTCCTTGATGGTTGGCACCTTGCGGAGGTTGGTGAAGCCGCTGCCGCGGATGCCTAGCGTGCTGCGCAGGCCAATCTCCAGAATCCGCGCCGGTTTGGTCAAGGTGAAATCGGCGATGGCGCACCGATGGATGTGGCCGCGGCTGGTGCCGGTGGCGTAGCGAGGCCCTGGATCCACCGCAGTCCAATCCCAGTTCAGATTGGAGGTGACCCGTTCGGGAAACTGGGTGGTGCCGCTGCCAGGCGGATTGATCTCTGTGCTGGGCGTCACAAACACAGTGCCGGCCCGCACG